ATAGCACCAGCGTTGTCCATGCGGGCCACGTCAGAAGCGTATATCGGTGTGCCGTCGCTGTAGTAAGCGATAATGGTGTCATTCGGCCGATCAGCATCACCTTCTACAAGGTCTCCCTCTTGAAACGCAACAATACCGCCACCGGCCATACGAGCCATGTTCGGTGCAGGTAGCTGAGGTAACCCGCCGCTCATCGCCTGCTGCATCTGTTGGGCCTGCATGTTGCTACCTTGGCGCTGAATACCCGGGGACAGCCGTGAGGCAAGTCCTGCAATACCCTGCTCGGCTGCAAGTTTAGTGCGCTCGGCAACGGTAGGGGGCATAGGCTGAGGCTGCGCCGCGGCCATCATCTGGTCAGCAGCTTGCATCGCTTGCAGTGCATCTTTGTACTTCAACATCGCCAACGTGCGCGGGTCGAGTATCTGCTTCTCTGCATCCGACGAAACAACGTCAACAGCGGCGTTAAGCCGTGGGTTATTCATTTGCGGAGCCTGCTGCGCACCTTGCGGCATCAGCGCACCTAGACCTTGAGGTTGCATCATTTGTAGCTCCTGTTACCTTTATGTTTTAGCCGGAGGGGCGAAACCAAGGCTTTGCAGTATGGAAAGTATGTCCGCACTGCCGCCGGCAATATCCTGCAGTGGGCTTGTGCTGGTGTAGTTGTACGCCTGTGTTTCCAACGGCAGACCTTGTAACAGCGACTGCATGAACTGCAACTGACGCTGTGGATAGTCCCGCTCAAACTCAAACTGCGCCAAGTCCGCCGCTATACCCGACTGCTCAATACCACGCTGCTCGGCGCCACCGGCTCGCTGCGCCCCTAAGACATCAAGACCTAACCTGCTAGCCTGCTGCGCCGCCTGCATCTGCCGATTCTGCTCGGTGTTAAACTGGTTCTGTGCCTGCGTAAACGCTTCGTTGTACCCGCGACCGGTAATATCGGCCATACGATCCAACAACCCACGCTGCAGTTCGGCTTCAGCTACACCTTGGCGTGACCCACCGTAAGCCCCGGCTTTACCGTACTGACTCTGTAACTGCTGAGCTTGTATCTCACTTTGTCTGCGTGCAGCCGCATACTGCGGGTCTAAGACCGACTGCAAATACGGGGTCATGTACTGTTGTACCACGTTGCCCGAAGCGGGTGTAGTGGTACCGGTAGCCCCAGCAGTAGCTTGAGCCGCAGTAGGTGGAGTGTACGCCGCACCGGTAAACGACATTGGGTTGTACGCCATTGTGGAGGCATTAGGAACTTGCAACGCACCCAGTCCTGTAAACGCTTGGCTCTGCAACGCGGATGGGCCGGCACTTAAAGGTCCTTCATAGGCGGTGTACGGCAGGTTTGATGCCGCTGCACCTCGACCCAGCATCTGGGTAACATAGGGCCCTGCAAAACTGGACAGTGATGATTCTTCCGCTCGTCCTGTTACGCTCATATTAACCTCACACCGGTATAAACTTGTTAGGGGCTATCTTACGCCCTTGCTCCCGACGCCCAGTACGCTCTTGTCGCACCCGGTCCATCATGGAGTACAATTGTTTAGCGCCGGCGTCAGAGTTACCGTTGCCCAAGTGACTAACCACGTCAGCAGGAATAACGAACTCGCCGTCGGATAATGCAGCTTGTTGCGTACCGTCAATAGTAGCAGGTATCTGGTCTGCCATGCCATCAGTAGCGCCGCCTAGGTAGTAACCGCGGGACTGTGGTGCTGCAACGTTACCGCCCCTAGCGTAACCAAAACTTTTATAAGCAGCGGTTACTTCTGCTACAGGTATGCCCGTCGCTCTGGAAACTTGTTCTGCGCTGATTCCATACTCTTTCATTGCGTCGGCAATGGCTCGTTGTGAGTCTGTGTTCATGCCGCCGTACTGCTTCACGGTACTGTCTATGAAAGACTTTACGTCTACGTCTTTGTACGTTGGAGCGGGGGTTGGCCCGGGCGCTGGTGTTGAGCTTATTCCAGACCCACTAAACATACTGGACAGCAGCTGCTCCACCACTTCTTTGGGCATCGAGTTAATAATACCCTGCGCTCTGCTTATGCGCTGCTCCTGCGTTTCCGGGGCTACGGGGGCTACGGGAGCTTTTGTGGTCACTGGCACATTAACGGGGCTGAGCCTCTCGGCGGCCATTGTTTCGCCCGTTGGGGTATAGGTTGTATCCGTAAAGTAACGTCGGCCCGCACTACCCGGTCGTCGCGGCTCGCCTGAAGGCATAGTGGTAGAAAAGGCATCCGGTCTAAGGGTTCTGTTTATACCAAACTCAGGGATACCGCCTGTGTAGCCTATTGGCCCACGCTCCGCGCCGCCGGTACCTATGAACTCCCCAATTTTACTGTCCGGTTTTACGGCACCATATACAAGCCCAGCAAGCCCTGCAGCCCCGGCTAATTTACCAAGGTCAGGTGCGCCAGTGGAGGTTTGAAAGTATTTTTTTACAGCCTCGAGCATGGCGGGTTACTCCCTCAACAATTTAATAAGTTCATCAGTGGTATTATACCTATTTACGCTACCACCACCATAATACCCGGCGTTATCGTCTTCTCCTGCCAGTATACGCATAATGTTATCTAGCAGCGTTGCGTTTAAATCAAACTGTGTGCCTATGTCCGCAAGACCTGCCTTTTCCGTACCAACTGAGTACATGCCCGGCGCACCCTGCGGTTGCTGTACTGGAGTAGAAGCACCTCCACCTCCACCTCCACCTCCCCCAGCACTAGGCGTAGCCCCGCGCAGTAACTCTGCCAGCGCCATGTCCGTAAAACGCGTGTTGATCTCACCAGTAATGTCCGTTCGCGTCGTTTTAATTTCTTCTTCTAAGGCATCTTTAACTGTTTTTATAGCTACATTATTGTCGTCCGCGTATTTCTTAATGGCAGCATTTTGAGCCTCCTCTCTGTCAAGCCCTATAGCTATATACTCGTCCATACGGGTGTCAATCTGGTCTTTAACGCTACCGACTTGGGTGCGCAGGTCTTCAATTGACTTTCCAGTAACTTTAGATATTTCATCCAGCGCCTTGTTGGTAGCCTCCGCTTGCGTGTTTCCGGCCTTAACTAGCTCATCTACGCGCTTATTTATTTGTTCACTTACGCCGCCCACCTGCACGCGCAAGGACTCAATTGACTGCCCCGTGCTTGTGGATATTTCCTGCAGCGCCTTGTTGGTAGCCTCCGCTTGCGTGTTTCCGGCCTTAACTAGCTCATCTACGCGCTTATTTATTTGTTCACTTACGCCTCCAATATCTGCACGCATCTGCGTTTGCCCAGTGCGTAGGTCGTCAATACCTGCACGCAGGTCATCTCCCGTTTTACCAATAAGCTCAGCTAACGCGTCCTGACCGGTCTGCGTTTTCTCAAAGCCGGCACCCATCTGTTCGTTGAGTATTTCATACGCCCCACGTAGTTTTTCCTCAGTAACATTTAGTTTTTCGGCGAGACCGCCGATATCTGCACGTATCTGCGTTTGACCTTCACGTAGGCCACTAATGCCCGCACGCAGCTCGTCACCCGTAACACCGACGAGTTTAGCTAGTTCTTCTTGACCCGCTCGTGTGTCTGCAAATCCTGCACCCATCCGCGCTTCAAGTGTGTTGTAGGCGGACTGCAGTTTTTCTTCCGTAGTACCCAGCTTGTTGGCAAGATTACCAATGTCTGCACTGACGCCCCCGATCTGTCCGCGCAGGTCGGCAATTGACTGCCCAGTGCGTGTAGACGCCTCTTCCAACGCTTTGTTGGTGGCCTCCGCTTGTGTGCTTCCGGCCTTAACTAGTGCATCTATGCGGGTGTTTATTTGTTCACTGACGCCCCCGATCTGTCCGCGCAGGTCGGCAATTGACTGCCCAGTGCGTGTAGACGCCTCTTCCAACGCTTTTGCATCTGCTGCTGCTTTTGCAGCTGCTTCCTGTGCTGCTTTTGCATCTGCCGCTGCTTTATCTGCTGCTGCTTTCGCATCTGCTGCTGCTTTTGCATCCGCTGCCGTTTTTGCGTCTGCCGCTGCTTTTGCTGCAGCTGCTTGTGCGGCCTGTGCGTCTGCCGCTGCTTTATCTGCGATGGCCTTGTCTGCGATGGCCTTGTCTGCTGCGGCCTTATCTGCAGCGGCTTTATCTGCGGCGGCTTTATCTGCGGCGGCCTTATCAGGACCCGTATCAGGGCCGGGGCCACCAATGAGATTTATTAAGTCGTCGGTTTCGCTGCCCGTCGTTGTGCCACCGGGTTCAAGGGGGAATGGATCGGTAACGTCTACGTTTGTTGGTTCCCTCTCCAACAAGTCTGTAACTTGGTCGGTGCCGGTGGCAGCTCTGTTTATTTCTTCTTGTGTTTTGTACTTTTCATCTGTTTCGGCAACGCTTTTATTTACACCGACTACCACCTTAGTGGCGGCATCTATCAACCCACCAACGTCCCCCTGAGCAGCAGACGCAACAGCACCGGCGTTAACCCCAGTGGCTTCACCAACTTCTTCAAGGATTACATCTTTAATGACGTCAACTATACTCGGGTTAGATTGCCCGGGCGGACTTCTAGAAAACACTTCACCAATCACATAGTCAAGTATTGGGTTACCAGTAACCACACCGATGGGGGCGCCGCTGGTTGGCATATTGCCTATGATCGTAGGCGTAGTATTACCCGAAGGGGTGCCGAATACCACAGTAGCTGACGGTGAAGTAGGGTTAAGTACAACAAGCGACGGGTCAAAACCACCAAGCAGATCGCCAGCGCCAATGAGCACTTTGTCCGCGGCTTCTCCAACTTTAGTAACAGCCCCTTGTATCGGTCCGGGCAGTAAATCAAATAGACCGCCCCCACCCGCGGGTGCAGCCGTACTTGGCCCAGTGACCGTGGTTGGCGCAGCCGCACCGCCCGTAATTACGTCCACCACCTCTTCTGTGTCGGTGACTGTGGGGGCGTTAGCTGGGTTCAAGAACATGTTGTACTCAGCCATAGCTTCCACAGGGTCGAACCCCATAGCGTTAATGACTGCCTCGGGAGACACGTTGTTCGCTTGCATGGCATCAAAAACTTCTTGCGCCGTGGGTTTGGTAGCAAAAAAGTCTCGTATATCGTCGTCTAGGGTGCGCACCGGGGGTGCGGCTACGGTTGCGGGGGGTGCGGTTTGCACTAGCCCTTGCAGCGCTTGGTACTCTGCAATAGCCTTGGAAATAGCATCCTGATCCAGCATTATACCGGTTGGATTTAATGACCCTTCCAGTGCCGCAGTTAAGTCAGGGCCAAAACCGGTATACCCGCCCATGTACGGGTCTCTGACCAAGCTGTTGTACAAGTTCCAGTTAAAATTAGGATCGTTTGGGCCGGCCGAACCGGGGGGTCGATCCGACGGAGTGCCTGTTGGTCCGGGAGTGTAGTCCCCAGTGTAAGTTCCACCAAACACAAAGCCCCCGTCTTGAAAGCTAATTACCCCGTCGTCATCAATTCTCATAATTCACCTCAAGGAAGCACGGGTAAAATGGCAGGTAGCGCGGAAACAAAGCTCACGGCCACAACAGCTGAGGCTATCCCCGGGTGCGGGGATGTTGGTGCAACCGTATCGAGCTGCAAATCAGTGCTGTCTGCGGCTATCATTATCTGAATATACTGCTCTGCCTGCAAATCAATGTTAAAGCTCCAGTTAATCTCAAGCTCCTTACCAGAACCCGATACGCTGTACTCTCGTGTTGAGTACCCAATGTTAGTGCCGTTTCGCCTGAGCCACACAAAAACAACCTTGCTACTGCCCGACGTGCTGCGTAGCTGCCCAGTGAACTGAAAGTTGTAGATACCTGAGTTAGCCACCGTGATCTCGGAGGTAGTAGCGCCGTTTATACTTACCCCAGCATTGAGATAAGTCTGATTGAACCGCACCGGCTGCGCGGTGTTAATTACAGCAATCGGCTGATCCCCAGTATCAAAAAACAACCCGTTCGGGCTACTGATAAACACGCCGCCCGTATCGCCGGTGAGCAGGTTCAACGTGTTGGCTATCTGGTTAAAGAACAAACGCAGGATGTTGTTAAGATCATCCAAGTACATGCGTATCGGGTTCTGCTGCGGGACTACGGGCAGGGCAGGCGGCTGAACTTTCTTTATCTTGTTTGTGTTAGACATCAGCCCCTCCTACCATCGGGGCGTATATCCAGTCTGGGTTTACCGAGTTTCCACGTCACTCCAAGTCCAGTAGACTCAATCTTTACCGCTATCTGCCGGCCGCGTATACGCACGAACACCTGCCCAGTAAACTCCTCAATCGGCACTGTGGTGATCCGCGTTATTGTAGTGGTGCTGTTACCACCAACGGACAGGGGGTTGTAGTAGCCTGAGCCTGAGTTCTCCAGAGGCAGTATTGTCATTGTAGCCGACGGAGCGTCCGCGGTAGACCCCACAAAGGTCATGTCCGGCAGAATGCGGTTAATCATCATAAACCGGTCGCCCTCGTCGATATCAAACTCGCCAGAGGTAATCGTCGCTATAATCGGATTCGCTGTACCCAGCTCGTTGCAGTCAACGCCAAACTCTTGGGAAACTAGGTTGTTACTGTAAGTAGCCGCAGTCGGGTTGTCTCTGAGGTCGGCATCTATCCACGCCGAACGACTCAGGTTGCCGTAGTACCAGATATTGTCGATGTAGTTGTATATCACGTACCGGTTGTTTTGCATGGAACCGGCAGAGGGGTAGAACCACCACACCTCATCAAACTGCTCGTTGGTGCCGCATATCACCTGATTAAACTGCGACTTGTTAATGTCGTTGAACACATAGCTGCGCACTGTGCAGGGGAGCGTCTTAACCGTACCGTCGTAGTAGTAAAACTTGTCTATACCCATCCAGTACGCGACGTTGTTTGCGTAGATGGTAGCGTTCGGGCTGACCACGGTTATGTTAGAGCCAAGCAGCTGCGCACCCCACACCTCCGGAGCCCCCAGATACTGCAGACCGTATAACGCGGAATCAGTCCACACCAGCACTTCTTGACGCGCTTGGCGCACAGCAACTATTTCGGTGCCTTGGGACAGGCGCAGGCTACCAGCTTGGTTAAGCGCAGTTGGTGTCCAGTTAGCTACATCTTCTTGGTCAGCCCAGCGAATTAACATGGGGTCCAGAACAGTGTCGCCGAGCTCGTTAGCACCGAAACAAAACGCAAACCGGAATATGTCTGATACAAACGCAATGTTGGCAATCACCGGCACATCTGACGCTCCGCCCAATGACGATACATACACCGCTCTGCCAGTCACCCCATTGGTCGCGTCCCAGTAAAATGGAGCGCCGCCACGATACGTGAAGAACAAGTCCTCACCAAAGTTAGTCTGACTCCATAGCCGCATCGGAGCTACTGTTACCCCACCAAAGCCCCACGTACCAAAGCCGAAGCGCCCTGCACTCCACCCGCTGAACGGGACTTCAATCTCGTTGCCTACTGGTATCTGGTAAGCCCCAACGACGGACGCTCCACCGTCTCCGGTGTCCGAAGCATTGGCCGTGGCTGTCGCTACAAATGTGTAGTTGTCGTCGTCAATGATGGAGGCAATGACGTACTCTTGGTTTAGGACCGGCGCCGTTATGTTACCGCCCAGACTTACTGCTCCAGAGAACGTAACAAAGTCGCCCTGCTGAGCACCATGGTCCACATCAGTGGCTGTAATAACAGCGGAACCATCAACCGCCGCAAACTCCACATCCCCAGCAGCTGTGGTTAATCGAATAGGGGTAACGTCGCCGTAAGCACCACCCCGCTCAATGTAGTACTTAAGGTTAGTGCCGACGGCCAGCAGGTTCTGCCCGGAGAGCGTAGCCCAGTTAGTTAGCGACCTAGCGACACCCAGATACGTATTTGCAGATATCCGCTGCCACCCACCTATTTTCTCAGGCAGGCCGAAACGGAAACGGACTTTATCCGTCTCGAACCATGTACCCTCCGCAGCGTACCGTGTGCTTTCTCGGTTAACGCCGGGTTTTAAGGTGAGTGACTTAAGCATTATCTGCCACGTGGTGCAGATTTACCGCCTGCAGCGCCGCCCTTTTTGGCTTTCCCACCAGCTGCGTAGCCTTTCTTAGCCATGCCGCCTGCAGCCATTTTACCTTTACCATCTGCGGCGAACGCAGGGACTTTCTTGCCGTCTTTAGTAGTCATGGGCATACCACCAGCGGCCATACCTTTAGCTTTCATCATTTTCGCTCTCCGCATACAAGTTGTTAAAAGTAACTGCTGGGTCTAAGTACGAATCGTCTTGCTCTGCGCAGTGTATCCACTGACTCGGTTTAAAGTCCGGTGCGCCTTCACCTGTGACCCAGTAAGCTGGGCTTGTGACGCGGACTCTGTTGTTGGGTAAGGCTACAATATTACCCGTCCATTTACCAGCATCGGTCAGGATGAGGACGTGTGTCTGCTTGTGCTGTGCAGGGTCTTCGGAGACCTCGCTCTCGGCGTAGTCAACGGTAAACAAATAACGACCCTTGTAGAACTCGTTGTTGATCTTGCACATCCACTGGGACGGTTTAGCCCGGTCGATGGAGATGATACTGTGGTGGTAGGAACTGCAATCCCACGGCTGCACAAAGTGCGTTTCCATCCGCTCCGGCCACTCTTCCAGTGGTATATCACCAACCAGCGCAGTAATCGGCATACGTGCCCACATCGCCCCGCCGTGTACGTTCGGCTGGCTGCCATCGTCTGCTTCGCACCCGGTGAATATCAGTTGAAACGACAGACACCGATCAGGCATCGTAGTAACCGCAACCGCCAGCGCATGGACGTACTCGCCGTGGTAGTTTTGATGACCGTTGGTAAACTCTTTGCGCACCCAGCACTTGAAGTACGGGATGTTGCTTATCAGATACATTTAACCCCCAGATAAGAATAAAGCTCTTTCGGCCTCTCTACGTCTGACTAGACCGTTCAGCACCTTGCCGCCGGCCTTGTTCCATTTCAGGAACTCTTCTGCTGCGCCGTCGTAGTCGCCGCGATTGTACTTCATTCTTAGGGTTGATGACTGCAAGTTCCCTAACCCCACATTGAACGCAAAGCTGACCAGCGCGTCAAGATGGCACTGATTATCAGCAGCAGCAGGACATAATCGTAGTACCCCTGCCTCAAAGCGTTGTAAATCCGCTTCAAGAAGCGCGTCAATTTCATCACCGGAAAATGTCCTGTTATGCTCAGTTCTCAGTGGGTAGCTTGCTCTCTCGTCGTTCTTCAACCGCGCTTGGTCAGGGTACAGCACTCGGCCATACCCAATCGTCCACAGCGCAGCGGGGCATTTGTACGGTATGGCGTGACAACCCTCAAAGGATTTTATCAACTGTATCCCTGCCTCAGAGATTTGCATATGATTTACACTTCTCAAAGTGGTATCGGCGCATATTACCACCGCCGCCAGAAAGCCCGCAGGATGGACAGGTAACAATCTCTCTTTTGCCTTTACACGCTGCTGACAACTTTTTAGAAAAGTCAGGGTTGCTCACGCGCTTTGCAGCACCAACAATATACGCCGCACTGTCTCTCTTTGTACCAGTGCTACCATCCGCATTTGGGCATTTGTTGTACAGGTCATCACCGAACAAGCACTCCAGACAGGCAGTTTCAAGCTCACGCGCCTCTTCTATGGTATCTGTCTTAGCCAAGACAACAAACTCAAAACCATCAATCCCGTAAACTCTGGCCTCATCTTGATAAGGTTGACGGTTAAGAAAACGCTTGTGCTTTATTGACCATCGGTGCTGCGCCAAACGCTTCCCAATGTTTATGCTGCTTCCAACATAGGCTTTACGGTTAAATATGTTTATTACCGCGTAAACGCCGATCATTTGCTAAACGCTCTTCCACCAAAGTGGAAAGAAATGATTGCCGCCAAAATCGCCATCTCGTCATCAGAGAAAACCATTTCCATCGCTTGTGCAAACGCCACGCCGGTTGAATAGGCGTACCAGATACCGGCTACATCAACGACTACCAACAGGCCAACAAAAATGTATGTTACGACTGGGCGAACAGAGGCGCGTAGGTTGATCACCCACGTTGATGCACCTTCGCCGATCTTCATGTCGTGCTTCCACATAGCAAGCTTTTCCTGCGCCTGTGTCTGCATCTCAATCTGCTCGGTCTTGATCTCTTCGACACGGGCTTGGGCAATAAAGCCTTCTTTTGCCAGAGCAATCTCGCGCTCACGCTGCATAGCCATCAGAGCCAGTTCGTGCTTCTTGTCGCCGCGATCTTGTACAAAATCCAGTACTTTCGGCAGGCCACCGGCAGCGAAACCCATCAAACTTGATATTAAACTCAACATGGTAATTACCTCAGATTCTGAATGATGCCGATCACAAATGCGACTATGATGCCCACCAGCCCCAGCAGGACGATGATGGTTAAAACATTTTGAATGAGCTTGCGCATCTTGCGCCGTTGGTTTTCCAGTGCCTTGGTGCGTGTGTCTTTGATCCTTGTGCGATCTCGCATCATTGCCGTGTACTCTTCAGCCCCCCATCTCCAGACGATCAGCTCACGGAGGTCTTTCTCCTGCTGCTCTATTTTCTTGCGAGCTATCAGGGCTTGCAGGGCTTGCTGTTCAACGCTGCCGCTGGATATCAGTTTCTTGAAAAGTGGTGGGTCTTTAGCCTCTTCTTCTGCGCTTTTAACGTCAGCAACTGCGCCAAACCACGTACCCAACTGGCCGCCCATGTCCTCAAGCTCACGCCCCATCTCAATGCCTTTTTTGATGACATTGTAGGCAGATGTAGCGATTGCTAACGCGGATACCGGGTCGAGCATTATTCGTTACCACCACCGTTTATCTTTGCCCACGCTCCGAGCATCAGCAGACCAAGAACAAAAACCGTACCTGCGCGAGCAATCGTCTGCCAGACGACCTTCTTGATGCCGCGCCAATCAGTGATTAAAGAGCGCAGATCACGGACATCGTCACCAGCCTCTTCATCATGTAAACCCACTTCTTTTAATGCTGATTTCATCTCTTCTCTGATGATCTTACGCAGTGCGCCTTCTTCGATGTCCATAATAACCTCAGCCAAATACGCGGTGCGGATGATTAGGTATTGTAGCATTGCCCTCTGCGTCCACCACAAACCAGCCAGCAATATCAGAGAGTGCCGCCTGTATCTCAGGGTCTGTTGATGCCTCGGCTAGGGCTTTAATGTCATGCGGAGTAATCAGATTGGCATGAATGTACGGGATGCCATCAGGGTTGGTAATGACTACCTCGTCTTTGCTGATCTCACCTATGTAATCAAGGCATCCGCAGTCTGTTGCGTATACAGTACCCTCGCCCACTGGAACGCCTTCTTCGTCGTATGCCTCGTAGGTAATCGCAAGTACGCCAAGTTTGACACCCATGTCCAGAAGCTGCGGATAGTTCACTGTTCTCAGGAAGTATGTGTTCATGCTGTCACCGCCTGTAAGTTGGCTGCTGTCAAGGCTTGTGGGTAGTAGGTTAGGCGCTTGATGTTGCCGTTGAGAAGGTTTTGAGAAGTGCCGCCCCCGATTACCAATCTATCTACAATAGGCACTCTTGCAACCGTATCAGTTGACACGGCAGCGCCGTCACAACTGGCAGCATAATCATTAAACTTGTAAGTCGCCGCCCCTAGCTTGTAGACGTTAGCGGCAAAAGAGCCGTTCGTTATGGTCACTTCGGCAGTACCTGTGATAACACTTGTCCAACTCATGGCACCGGATGAGTTATTTCGTAACTGCATACGGTTGCTTGTGGTTCCATCCTCAGCAGACAGTATTCCGCCAGTAGCAGCGGTGTTTGCCGTTAACGCGCTTGCCACGAAACAGCCCTCATCCTGTCTAAACCAACTACTAAAATTCACCCCCGTCATCACTGCACTATCAGCCACGCGGGTTACTTGTGAGGCTACTGTGGGGATGTAGGGTGTGGCGAAGGCTCCGGCTTCTAGTTGTGCGCCCCAGATGTAGATGCCTGAGTAGCCGTCTCCGGTGTAAGAAAACGTGCCATTCGCGGTTGCTAAGTAAACCCT